CGGTGCGTGCGTATCCCGCCGACCGCTACGGTTTCGGATGGACGAACCCGCCCATCACGACCGCCGGCGTGTACGTGCCGCAGGAATACGTGATTGAGACGGACACGCTCGGGAACAAGATCATCTATACGAACCAGGAAACCGCGCTCCTGCGCTATCAGGCGCTGGTGAGCGACCCGACCAAGTTCGACCCGCTGTTCACCATCGCATTGTCGTGGCAGCTCGCGTCGTTCCTTGCCGGCCCGGTCGTCAAGGGTGAAGAAGGCGCACGTCAGGGGCAGCGATGCTTGCAGATGGTCGCCATCTACCTCGGACAGGCACGCGCATCCGACGCAAGCCAGCGCGACGTGAAGCCCGGTCACATCACCTCCTGGATCTCTGGACGCTGACATGGCGCTTACCCGAACCTACACGCGGTCATTTGCCGGCGGCGAAGTGTCGCCCGAGATGTGGGGCCGGATTGATGATGTGAAGTTCCAGACTGGCGCAGCGAAGTTGCTGAACTTCATCGCGCTTCCGCAGGGGCCGGCAGAGAACCGACCCGGCACGGCATTCGTGCGCGAGGTGAAGGACAGCACGAAGCGCACGCGTCTGATTCCGTTCACATTCAGCACCACGCAGACGTTGGTGCTCGAGCTTGGCGCGGGGTACTTCCGGTTCCATACGCAGGGCGCGACGCTCGGGCCTGGTACGCCAGCCGCTTATTCAACGACAAAGACCATTACTGCCGTCAATACCGGGACGGAGACGTTTACCAGCAACTCGCACGGATACGCAAACGGAACGCCAGTGCAGGTGTCGGCGACAACCACGTTGCCCGCACCGCTTGTAGCCGCTACTACGTACTACGTTATCAATGCTGCAGCAAATACTTACCAGTTGTCCCTGACCGAGACCGGGTCTGCAATCGACATCACGACTGCTGGCAGCGGAACGATCACATCCAACCAGGTCTATGCGGTCGGAGCACTCGTCTCTTCTGGAGGAGTGAACTACTACTGCATTCTTCAGGCAGTCAATCAGACGCCTCCGAACGCGACGTACTGGTATCCGCTGCCGGCGGGGATCTACGAGATCCCGAATCCATACGCCGAGGCTGACCTATTCGACATCCACTACGTGCAGTCGGCCGACGTGCTGACGCTTGTGCATCCAGGCTACGCGCCACGCGAGCTGCGCCGGCTAGGGGCGACCACGTGGACGCTGACTACGATATCGTTTGCTTCGACCGTCACTTCGCCGTCGAGCGTGACAGCGACTGCAAACCGCGGCGAGGCGCTTGACCTCATCGGATTCACGTCCGCTTCCCCTGGCGTCGCGCATACGACCGCGCCGCATGGATTGTCAGTTGGCGATCCGGTGTACCTTGACGGCGGAACGTGGACGAATCCGTTCCCTGATGACTACTACATCGTTTCTCACATAAGTGCCGGAGACAAGTTCCGCGTCCGCACATACAGCAGCGGAATCGAACTTGATACGACATCCTATGGAACGTGGTCGAGCGGCGGATACGTGCAGTTTGGCGACAAGTCGCTGGACTTCACCAGTTACTACGTCGTCACCACAATTGCTCCGAACGGAATCGACGAGAGTGCGCCGAGCGCAGCTGCAACCGCGAACAACAACCTGAACGCGCAGGGATCGAGCAACACGATCTCGTGGTCGGCCGTGTCTGGCGCTGCTCGCTACAACATCTACAAGCGTCAGAACGGACTGTATGGCCTGATCGGGCAGACCGACCTGACGACGTTCACCGACAACAACATCGGTCCCGATCTCGGAATCACGCCGCCAATCGTCGATACCGTATTCGCGTCAAGCGGAAACTACCCTGGCGCAGTCAGTTACTTTGAGCAGCGACGCGTGTTCGCAGGCACGACCAATGCGCCGCAGACGCTGTGGATGACGCGCACCGGGACAGAGAGTGACATCTCCTACCACATCCCGCTTCTTGACACCGACCGCATAGCATTTCGTGTCGCCGCACGCGAGGCCAACACGATCCGTCACCTCGTCCCGCTGACGCAGCTTCTCGCGCTGACGAGCGCCGCCGAGTGGCGCGTCAGCCCGGTGAACAGCGATGTGATCTCGCCGACCACCATTTCGGTGCGTCCGCAGTCATACGTCGGTGCGAACAACGTGCAGCCGTCCATCGTGAACAACACGGTGGTGTACTGCTCTGCGCGTGACGGCCACGTGCGCGAGCTTGGCTATTCCTGGCAGGCAAGCGGCTTCGTGACTGGCGACCTGTCGATCAGATCCACGCATCTGTTCGACAACTTCGACATCACGGACATGTGCTACAGCAAGGCTCCGCAGCCGCTGCTGTGGTTCATCTCGAGCACGGGCAGCATGCTCGGGCTGACATACATCCCGGAGCAGCAGATCGGCGCATGGCACCAGCACGAAACGGACGGCGACTTTGAGACGTGCGCTGCCGTTGCCGAGGGTGCCGAGGACCGTCTGTACGTCATCGTCAAGCGAACCATCGGCGGGGTCACGAAGCGTTACGTCGAACGGTTCGCCAGCCGGCAGATCGGCGACATCGAAGACTGTTTCTTCGTGGACAGCGGCCTGACCTACGACGGCACGAACACGACTGCGACCACGGTGACGGTGACTGGCGGCACGACCTGGGGGCCGGCCGACGTGCTGACGATCACGGCAAGCAGCGCACTGTTCCAGTTCCCTGCAACCACGGATGTGGGCGACGCCATCGTCCTGACCGATGCGAACGGTAACACGTACCGCCTGACGATCCTGTCCACGACCTCCACCACGGTGGCGACGGCACGTACTGATCTCGTGCTGCCCGTGGCGCTGCGTGGCGTGGCGACGGCCGTATGGTCGTTCGCACGCGACACGGTGGCCGGCCTGACGCACCTCGAGGGTAAGACCGTCAGCATCCTTGCGGACGGTGCCGTGATGCCGCAGGTGACGGTTACGGGCGGGGTGGCCGTGTTGCAGCGTGCAAGCACAGTCGTGCATGTGGGCCTTCCCTACGTCAGCGATCTCGAGACGCTCCCGATGGCACTCCAGATGGAGGCGTTCGGCCAGGGGCGCGCCAAGAACGTCAACGAGGCATTCCTGCGCGTGTACCGCTCGAGCGGAATCTTCGTCGGCCCAAACGCTGACAACCTCGTCGAGGCCAAGCAGCGAACCACGGAGCCATACGGTTCGCCGCCTGCGCTGAAGACGGATGAAATCAGTGTCAAGCTCACGCCGACGTGGCAGCAGGCGGGGCGCATCTATGTGCGCCAGTCTGACCCACTTCCTCTCACCATCGTCGGATTGACCCTTGAAGTGAGCATCGGAGGCTGACATGGCAGTCGTACAGGTTCCATTCTCCACCAGTCCAATCGGACCGACCCTGCTGACCGGGCAGTCGTATGCAGTCGGCGCTGGAACAACGTCCCCGTCATTTACCTCGCAGTTTGCCCAGGCCATGACGGTTGCCGGCCCCATCGCGGGGATCTTCGGTTCGATCACGGGCGCCATCGGTTCGTTCTACGCGGCACAGAGCCAGCAGAACCAGCTCAAGATGCAGGCGCAGAACCAGCGGTTCGCGGCCGAGATGGGCCGAATTAACCAGCGGTCCGCCGAGTTCACGGCGGGGCAGATTGGCCGCGAGGGCGCGGCTCGGTTCGGGCAGTATTCCATGCGCGCTGGGCAGGCGCGTGCAAGCGCGCAGGCAGCACTTGCTTCACGCGGTGCCGTCCTGGGTGCTGGCAGCGCCAAGGAAATCATCGGCAGCATGGATCTCGTCAAGGAAATCGACCGCCTGAACATCAACGCGTCCACGGTGCGCGAGCAGGAGGCCGCAAGGTTGCGGGCCTTCAACATCGGAGTCGGTGCCACGATGGCCGACATTTCCGCGCAGAACCTCCAGTCCACCGCCAACACGATTTACCCCGGCCTTGCTGCCGGCACGAGCCTGCTTGGCAGTGCGACCGAAATCGCCACCACCTGGGCGCGCAACCGCCGCATTGAGGAGTTGCTCGAGGGCGTCTCCACGCAGAGGATCTAACCCATGCCGACCGTACCCACCAGCTTCATCCCGCAGGTCGCCCCGCAGGGGGCCGGCGACATCGGCGACTTCGCTGCCCCCGGTATCGCCCCCGCTGAGAACCTGGCAGCGCCGCAGGTCGCACGGTTTGGTCAGCAGCTCACGCAGACGGGCATGGCGGCGTTCCGGCTAGGCTCGGCGATCCAAGACGGTATCGACGAGGCGAAGACCAAGGAAGCCGACGTAGCGGCTGGCAGGGGCATGCAGGCGGTGGCCGATAAGTATTCGTCCATGATCGGCAAGGATGCCGAGGTGAACTACGACGCCATGCAGGCCGAACTGTCCCAGGCGGGACAGTCGGCGATGGGGATGCTCGACAACGACGTGCAGCGTCGAATGCTCTCCCCGATCCTTGCTCGGAACATGGGCATCTTTCAGAGCCGCATGGGCCAGCACCGCGTGCAGCAGCTCCGCGTCTACCAGACGAACGAGTCCAAGGCACGGTCCGACATGTACGTCGATGCGTCCGTATCGGCGTTTGGGCAGATCGGCAGGAAGGGAGCGGAAGCCAACGAGGTCATGGCGATCCAGTTTGAGGCCAACAAGGGCATCGCGCTGGAGGAGGCCCGTAAGGCCGCGAGGCTCGTCGGCATTCCGGACGGCTCCGCGCAGATGAAGCTGATCGAGCGCGACGTGAACGACCGCATCGCGTCTGGCATCGTTGACCAGCTCGTCGCTTCAAAGGAGTATGGAAAGGCCGAGGAGTACGTGTCAGGCCAAGCCGACGCCATCGGCGCTCCCATGCGCGAGACGCTGGCTGGGCGCATTGAGTCAAATAGGAAGGCCGTGGTCATTGAGGAGCTCACGGCGAACATCACCGCGTTCGGGCGCCCGGAGGCGAAGAGCGACTCTGGCACCTATCCAGTCAGCGAGGACGCCGAGGCGAAGCCGCCGCAGACGCTGCGCGAGGCGCTGCTTCTTGCTGACAACATTGAAGATCCGCTGACCCGCAAGGCCGTTCGCGCCAACCTTGAAAGCAACTACGCACGCAAAGAAACCATGATCGAAGCCGAATACCAAAGGCTGAACGAGGACATTGCGAATGTGTTTGCGGTTGATGGGCGAGTACCGCCAGATATGTTGGCTCGACT